ATGAACGTTATATACCCCAAAACGTGAGCATTAGCCATGAATAAGCCTGAACTGGTCATAGATAGTGGACATCAAGCTGAAACAGGCTCAAATCGGCTGCAATCGGTTTTTGAACCGGAATCAGCTCGTATCTTTGGATCATCACGGCCTAGAATCCACACGCCGCTGAACGAATTGCCTACGCGTGGGCTTGAACTCATCGATTTCGCAGCTGAAGTCATCCCAGGTGGATTTATGCCCTGGCAAAAATGGCTCGCAATACACAGCTTGAAGATGAAAGCTGATGGAAGATATGCCCATCCATTCCGGGTAACGACTGTAGCCAGGCAGAATGGGAAAAGTACGTACATGCTGGCACTGATAGCCATGAACCTTTTCCATTGGAAAGATTCGCTGCAAGTGGCATCGGCTCACCGGCTGGTCACATCTTTGGAACAATTCCGGGCATTGGTTGCGATGATCGAGTCCAACGATGATTTGGCAAAGCAAGTCAAACGCATCAGGTGGCAACACGGTGCGGAAGAAATCGAAACTTTAGACGGATGCCGGTTCGTCATTAAGGCTGGCGGTTCAGCTGCTCGCGGTATGAGCAAGCCGGAGTCAGTTCACCTGGATGAACTTCGCGAAATGCACGATCTCGAATCGTTTGCCAGTTTGCGATATACCTTGATGGCCGCGAAGAATCCTTCCATCAACGCCTTTACAAATGCCGGTGATAGTCACAGCCTTGTGCTGAATTTGGCGAGAGAAAGGGGCATCGCAGCTGCGGCCGGTGCAGATGATGACATTTTCTATGCTGAGTGGTCAGCACCCACTGATGACGTTCACGATCAGAATAATTGGATCGCATCGAATCCGGCTTTGGGTCACGTCATCCACATCGACAATATCCGGGCAACATTAAACGATCCACATGAAGTCGTGATGACCGAAGTATTGTGCAGATGGGTTCAGACCATTTCCAGCGTGGTCAATCCTCAGAATTGGGAAGCCTGTATCGATGAATCCGTTGATTTGGATACGGAAAAGCTGACATGGCTTGCTTTGGACATTTCACCTGATCGCCGTCATTGCGCATTGGTCGGTGCTCAAAAGCTTGGAGATGAATCATTCGTCGTAAAGCTTCTTCACACCTGGGAGAATGATCGTCAGCTTGATGACAAAGCCATTGCCAATGATGCCGCGTCATATTGCCGAAAGTATCCCATCGAGTATTTGCTCTATAGCCGAAAAACTAGCGGCGCAGTCGCAGCCCGTATGCAACCGGCCGGCATCCCGATTTATGACATGGACACGGCCTACCCACAAAGCTGCGACGAAATGCTCGGTGCAATTAACAGTGGCAGGCTCAAACACCGGAATCAAAGCGAATTGACTGCCCAAATCCTTTCGGCCGTTCAGCTGCGTCGTGGCGATGGCGGTTGGGTCATGGGAAGGCGTGCCAGCCAATCCGCAATTGCGGCGGCCGTGGCCACAGCTCTCGTTTCGCACTTCGCGACACGCCCGGAGACGGAAATCGATGTAATGGTGGGCTAGTGCTATAAGTAGGCGAAAATTCTCACATGGGAATACGTGACATTTTTGCAACGCGTCAAGTGCAATCGGTGACGCCTGCATCCGGTGCAGATATTGCTGCATCATTGCCAGTGACATCACTTGATTCACTGACACCATTTTTCGGCGGCGCAAATACAGCTACACGCGAAGAAGCCATGTCCGTGCCAACCGTCGCACGCGGCCGAAATATTATTTGCTCATCCATTGCATCGATTGGCCTTCAAGTCATTGATCGCAGCACCGGGATGGAAATTGAAGATGCAACACCACGCGTCATTCGCACACCTGATCCACGCGTGCCAGGATCAGCGACTTATGTGTGGACTTGCGAAGATTTGCTTTTTTATGGTTACGCATACTGGCAGGTTTATGAATTTTTCAGCGACACGCAGCGAGTTCGAAGCGTGCAACGCGTTTCACCATCTCGTGTCACCATTCAAACAAATTCACTTGCAACCGAAATTGAATATTACATGGTGGATGGATCACCCGTACCAAATTCAGGCATCGGTTCACTCGTAGTATTTAACGGCGTCGATGAAGGTCTATTGAATCGAGCTGGAAAGACAGTCCGTACAGGTGCGGAATTAGAACGTGCCGCTGCGATGTATGCACGCGAGCCAGTACCCTCAATGGTGCTCAAAAGCAACGGCACATCCCTTCCAGCGGATCGCATCACCAAGCTTCTTGATTCCTGGGGCACAGCTCGACGAAATCGCAGCACGGCATTTCTCAATGCTGATGTAACAATGGAAGCGGTCGGATTCGACCCCGAAAAATTACAGCTCAATCAAGCCCGTTCATACGTTTCCACCGAGCTTGCCAGGGCTTTGGGCATCCCGGCTTACTACGTCGATGCGGAGACTGGATCATCAATGACATACAGCAACGCGACAACACAGCGTCAGACATTGCTGGATTTCTCGTTGATTCCACTGATGACGTCAATTTCCGAAAGATTATCGATGCCGGATTTCGTACCACAATCACAGCGTGTTGAATATGATCTCAGCGATTATCTTCGCGGTTCTGATTTGGAACGAGCAAATATTTACAAAGTATTAAATTCAATCGTTGATGCAAATGGCAATCCAGCACTTACCGTTGAAGAAATTCGCAAATCAGAGGAGCTCATTTCATGAAAATAACAACCCCATTCACAATCACAGCGGCAGATTCGGAAGCCCGTACTATTACAGGCAAAATTGTTGAATTTGGCGTACCGGCTACAGCATCGACTGGAAAAGTTCAGTTTCAGCGTGGATCGCTTACACCTGCAAACGTGAAGCTAAATTTGGAGCACGATTCGGCTCGACCAATCGGCAAAACACTTTCAATGGAACTTTCACCGGATGGAAATTCTATTGAAGCCACATTCAAAATCTCAAAGACCACAGCCGGCACTGATGCAATTCAGGAAGCAATGGATGGCCTTCGCGACGGATTCAGTGTGGAAGCAAACGCAATCGATTTCAATCACGCAAAGGATGGAACAATGATCGTCAATTCAGCCGATTTGGTTGGCGTCGCTTTGACGCATAACCCTGCATTTGATTCAGCACGTGTGTCAAATGTCGCAGCTACAACAGCACCCGAAGATTCTGAATCATCATCCGATGATGCAGAAGCACAACCACAACCATCAACAGAAGGAGACGTCGTGGAAAACACCGTCACAGAGCCAACTGCCGCCGAGACGGTAGAAGCTTCAGCATCAGTTCAGGCCGCAGCACCAAAGCCTGTCAATTTCATCGCAACACGCAATCCAGTTGTCTCACCTGAGACATACCTCATGCACAAAGTCGCAGCAATGCGTGGTTCTGAAGAATCACGTGCATTTATTGCAGCGGCTACATCATCAACAGATAACCCAGGATTAATTCCTACACGTCAGCTTCGCGAAGTCGTGAACGGCCTTGCAGATAATGTAAGAGCTTCAATCGATTCAATCAGCAATGGAACACTTCCAGGCGCAGGCCTTGTATTCCAAATCCCAAAGATTACGCAGCTCCCTGCGGTTGCACAGATCGACGAACTTGATGCAGTGACACCAACAGTCATGGAATCTGAGTTTATCAATGTGGATGTCAAATCCTTCAAGGGTTCTCAAGTAATGTCTGTAGAACTCGCAGATAGGTCTGATCCATTATTCTTCACAGAATTGATTTCAAATCTTTCATCCCAATATGCTCGTGCAACTAACACATACAACTCTGCACAAATCATTGCAGGCGCAACAAAGACAGCAACCGGTTATGGCACAGACATCACCGCGGCTGAACTTCTTGCATGGGTTTCAGCAGGCGCAGTCAGCGTCTATTCAAACACATTCAAATTTGCGGATGCAATTGTTGTATCGCCAGCAATGTGGGGTCGCATCATGTCATTCAACGTTGATGGCCGACCAATTTACAATGCACTACAGCCACAGAACGCGGCCGGAAATGCACAACCACGCAGCTTGCGTGGTTCAGTCAATGGCATCGATCTTTGGGTCGATACTGCACTTTCAGGCACAGGCGATGACTCAATGTATGTCATCAACCGCGATGCCTACACATGGTATGAAAGCTCACGCCTGGAATTGAGAACAAACATAATTTCAGACGGAAGCATTGGAATTTTGATGTACGGGTATGGCGCAACAGCGACAAAAATCGCTGCCGGTGCTTACGCGTTCAACAAGGACTAA